AGCCACCACATCTTCTATGAAAAATCCACGATCTTGTGTGAATTGATCCAGATTATGTAGCGGTGTATATGAGGCGATTGCTCGCCCATAATGAAAACCATTACCATTCAGCATTATCCTAACTTTAAGCTTACAGCGCAACAGATTAAAATTCTCAATACGAGCCAATACCCGGGGATTCTCAAAGAAATCCGACCAGGGATCAAACGACTCGAATAGATTTGTACCTGTTGCCCAACTAAATGATTGCGTTTTGATCGGACGGGAAAAGAAATTTCCAAGATCTGCATCATTAGTATCTGCAATAGCAAAAGTAGGGTCTGGCATACTGTCCACAGTATAGTCCCATTGCGGAGTCTGATCACTAAAGTGTACGTTCTGACGTTGGGACTCTAAATTTTCCTCGTTTATAGATATATTAAATTTATTGTTGTTATTCATGTTAGCAAGTCATCATTAACGCAACAGTGGGGGACTCAACCCACTGCGCGTGTGTCAATCTTGCGTATGGCGAATACTCCCCTAAATAGGGGTACTTTACGAGGAAAGTGCCTCCCTCTGCAAGCCTATGCTCAATCCTATGATTGACTAGTAGGACGAGCACGGTCATCCAATACAGAGAGCCTCCTTTTGGTTTGTTTTGGACATGGTGGGATATGCCCAGAGGGATGCATTTTTATGGTCTGCCCAAGACCAAAATGCCGCTTAATCGTACTTCTCTTTCCACTTCTCTAATCTGTCATCATATGTTTCATGAATAACAGTACAGCCGTGGGAAATATCAGCACGATCAGCAACTTCTATCATCTGCTCACGACGTCGTTCATAAGTCTTACGACCATGATTAAACCATTCGCGCAAACCACCATCAATATTTTGCATGGCTTGTTGTTCACGTGTAAGTGCCTTAGATCTAAGAACAGCATGGAGACTCTTAAAGATTGAATCTTCATCAAGTGCTCCCATGATCATTCCGGTATCTTCACTATACACATTAGCGCGTTTGAGCAGATCAGCCTCCTCATCTGAAAGATATTCAGTGGGTTCTGATTCTTTATCAGGCATTGTAAATTTCATATCACGTTCTTCCAAGAACTTTGCCACAGCAATGTGGTTAAACTCTGGAAAATCCTCGTGAACTGAACTTTTCGCATCATCACCGTATGTGATGAGAGAACATACATCACGAAATTCAGGAACGTTTTTACGATCTTTAGTTATGTGATAATATGCACACCTGAAAAGAAGAGCATTTACAATGGAATTGATATACACAGTAAGGTTCTGTCCTGAGGGATTAGAACCGTAGTGTTGAATCAAATCACCATTGTAAGCCATTAATGGATAACAGATATCTGTGGCGATTCCTTCCATGATAATCAAATCACGCTCAGAATAACCACATTCCTTTGCAATATCCATCAATATGCG